CACGGAAGAAGGGCCTGTCCCCGGAAGCGCCGACGGAATTGTGATGGACTATGTGACCGTAGAGCACATTTGGCCGCTGGCATGGCGGAATGGAATCATTACGGAGTGCGCTTTTGACAGCATCGTTACCATCAACGGAGATGATTACTGCTACCTCCAGATCCACCACAAGGTCGACGGCCTGTACGACATTGAGAACCGGCTCTACAGATACCGGAACAACAATGTGGATGCGGAAGTTTTACTGGCTGATGTGTCAGGCTTTGAGCGGGTTCCACAGGTGGTACATACTGGGTCGGACCGTCGGCAGTTTGTCATTGACCGGCCCAACATCGCCAACAACTACGACGATAATATTCCTCTTGGCATCTCTGTGTTTGCCAACGCCATCGACGTGCTCAAGGGCGTGGACGTGGCTTATGACAGCTATGTAAACGAGTTCATCCTGGGGAAAAAGCGTATCATGGTAAAGCCATCAGCTACAAAGGACATGGATGGAGAGCCCTTTTTCGACCCAGACGACCTGACATATTATGTGCTCCCGGAGGATACGGACAATAACGGGATCATCACCCCCATCGATATGACCCTTCGGACGCAGGAGCACAATACAGGAATCCAGGACCAGCTCAATTTGCTTTCCAGCAAGTGCGGCTTCGGAGAGAATCATTACAGATTCGACCAGGGTAGCGTGGCCACAGCGACGCAGGTCATCAGCGAAAACAGCACCATGTTCCGTACGATCAAGAAACATGAAATCATTCTGGAGCAGGTATTGACCGAGCTGTGCCGGATCATTCTCCGCCTGGGAAACACGGCCATGAATGCCGGACTGAATGAGGACGCAGAAGTCACCATTGATTTCGATGATAGTATCATCGAGGACAAGACAACAGAGCGCAATAATGACCGCCAAGACCTTGCGGCGGGCATCATGAACGACTGGGAGTACCGCATGAAGTGGTACAACGAGGACGAGGCCACGGCAAAGAAGATGCTTCCAAAGATGGAGGATATGACAGACGAGGAGGAAGAGGAGATTGAATGAGATATCCATTCACCCCGGAACTTCTCGATGCCCTCCCGGAAGAGATGGCCGAGCTGTATCGCAGTCTGGAGGCGACCATCCTTGACGAGATATGCTCCCGGCTGAAACTGGCTGGCGAGTTGAACGAGGTCACGGTGCAGGACATCCGGGCGCTTCGCTCCCACGGCATCAGCCTGGAGGAAATCGAAAAGGCCATCCAACGCACCGCCAACATCAGCCAGCGGGACCTTAAAAAGCTGCTGGACGACGTAGTAGAGCGTAACCAGCGGTACTACCGAGAGGTCATAGACCTTGCGGGGGTGACTGCACCTGAAATGCTTGTGAGTGTCACCGAGATTGCCGCCATCATGGCACAGGCACAGCGGGAGGTTGGAAACCTAACCCACTCCATGGGATTTCTGGTGGACAATGGGCGGACGATGCTGAAGCCTGGAAAAGCCTATCAATGGGCGCTGGACAATGCGGAGATGCAGATCACGAGCGGGGCCATCTCTTACAATCAGGCCATCAAAAGCGCCGTCAAACAGCTTGCGGACAGCGGTATCAAGATCGTGGATTACGAGAGCGGACACCGAGACCAAATTGACGTGGCTGCCCGTCGTGCAGTGATGACAGGCGTATCCCAGCTCTGTGCCAAGTACACGGAGCAGAGCGCAGAGTATCTGGAAACACCTTACTTTGAAGTGTCCGCCCACATCGGGGCACGGGATAAGGGTGTCGGCTGGCAGAACCACAAGCTATGGCAGGGCCGTGTGTACTCTGTCAGATCCGGGGACAAGTATCCGAACATCTACGAGGTGTGCGGCCTTGGTTATGTGGATGGACTGGAAGGAGCCAACTGCCGTCATATCAGGACTGCATTTGTGGATGGTGTGATGGAGCGCACATACACCGATGAGGAGCTGGCCCACATTGACGACGGCCACGACGTTGACTTTGAGGATAAGCACTATACAGCCTATGAGGCCACCCAGAAGCAGCGGCAGATCGAGCGGACTGTCCGCAAGCTGAAACGGGAACAGGCGGCATACAAGGCCGCAGGGCTGGAAGAAGATGCTCAGGCGGTAACGGCTCGCATCCGGCGGCTGAATCAGGAATACAAGGCATTCAGCAAGGCGGCGGGGCTGCCGTTGCAGCGGGAAAGGATGAAGGTGGAGTATTGATGGAAATTGGGGAAGAAATGATTGTAACGCCCCAAGACGCAAAAGGGCTTAAAGGGAAATTGTTCGACGGAGTTACAATCAAAAAAATGGAAAAAGCACTCGAAAAAGGCGCTCGTATAGAAATTTCTCCACAGAGAGATGGGAATGTGAAAGTGAGAACCGTCTGGAGAAAAGACTTATAAAGTGAAAATTGTTCCCACGGCATAAACGGTTGCCGGGAAGGACCGAACGGGGTCAACTACCGAGGATTTCTCGGTGGCTGGCCCCTTTTTCTTTTGTAAACCATGGCCGACGGGCCTTAAACGGCACCCGACGGGGTGACGAATAAACGGAGGTTAAAACCATGAGCGAACCTATCAATAACCCTACCCCGGCCCCTGCGCCGGAGCCCGCCCCTGAGAAAACCTTCACTCAGGCGGAAGTGGATGCCATGATTGGCAAGCGGCTTGCAAAAGCCATGAAGGGGATGCCCAGCGAGGAAGAACTGACTGCCTACCGTACTTGGCAAACTGGACAGGCTGGTGAGAAAGAACGCTGGGATAAGCTGACCGGCGAGCGGGACACCCTCTCCGGCAAACTGACCGCCGCAGAAAGCGAGCGGGACCAGTTGAAACGGGAACTGTACGTTCTGAAGAAGGGCCTGACCGGCGAGGAAGCAGAGTTTATCGCCTTCAAGGCTGGGAAGATGGTGGATGAAAAGACCACCTTTGAGCAGGCTGTGGATTCCCTGACCGCTGACCGCCAAAAGATCACTTTTGACTGGACCGCTCCTGTGGGTGGCGGAATCTCCAAAACAGGAGAAAACGACCTGATGAATGCCCTGATTCGGGGCGCACTGAAATGAAAGGAGAACCTAAATGGCTGTTGATATTATTGATAGAAGTAAACTTTCCGGGCTTATCCCTGAACCTGTGACCCGTGAGATCATCCAGGGAGCCGTAACAGAGTCCGCCGTGCTGCGGATGGCCCGTCGGCTGCCCAACATGACCAGTAAGACCCAGACCCTTAACGTGCTGGACGCACTGCCAACCGCCTACTTTGTGAACGGCGAGGCTACGACTGGAGCGTCTGACTCCAAGGCATCCCTCAAAAAGACCACCAACATGGCGTGGGACAAGAAGAAAATCTACGCCGAGGAGATCGCTGTCATCGTCCCCATCCCAGAGGCGGTGCTGGATGACAGCGACTACGATATCTGGAGCCAGGTACGGCCCCGCCTACAGGAAGCATTCGGCAAGGTCATCGACGCCGCCATCCTGTACGGCACGGACAAGCCCACCTCCTGGCGTGAGGGCTTGGTTCCTTCGGCTACTACTGCAAACGCTGTTGTGACTGCTACCAGCGATATTTTCAAGGACATCATGGGTGAGGGCGGTGTGATCGCCAAAGTGGAGGAGAGCGGCTATATCCCCAACGGTGTGATGGCTGCTATCCAGATGCGGGCCAAGCTGCGCGGCCTGGTGGACAAGAACGGTCAGCCCATTTTCAAGACCGATATGCAGGGTGATACCCGCTACGCGCTGGATGGTATGTCCATGTACTTCCCTGTCAACGGCGCATTTGACCCGGAGGAATCCCTGGCCATTGTGGGCGACTGGAGCCAGTTGGTCTATGCCATCCGGCAGGATATGACCTTCAAGATCTTTGACAGCGGTGTGGTGCAGGACCCCACTACCGGAAACATCCTTTATAACCTGATGCAGAATGACATGGTGGCTCTCCGTGCCGTCATGCGGCTGGGATGGGAGATCCCCAATCCCATCAACGCCTATAATGCGGGGCTGGAGAACGCCTTCCCTTTTGCTGTCTACGAGCCAGCGGGGGGTTAAGCGCGCGCCTCTCGGGGCTGACGATTGGCGCGCTGACACTCACTCCGTCGTTTGACCCAGATGCGACGGAATATACAGCCAACACGACAAACGCCACCAACACCATCACCGCAACGCCGGAGGATGACGAGGCGACAGTAACCATCCTGAATGGCGAAACGCCCGTAAGCAATGGCGCGGCGGCTACCTGGGCGGAGGGGGCAAACACAGTTACTATCACGGTGAAAAACGGGGCGGCGCAGAAGGTTTACACCGTTACCGTCACGAAATCAACCTGAAAGAAGGCTCTGTAATGGCTTACGCAGACTATAGGTATTACATAACTACATATCTGGGGACAGCCATTCAGGAGGCCGACTTTCCCCGCCTGTCCCTGCGCGCAAGCTCCTTCCTGGATTACTACACGCAGGGCCGAGCGGCCCGTAATGCTGGCCTTGATGCGCTGAAAATGGCCTGTTGCGCCGTTGCGGAGCAGTATCAGGCCATTGATGCCGCCCAAGCGCTGGCGCAAAAGGCTCTGTCCGCCTCCGTGAAATCCGAGGGAGAACTGCAAAGCCAGAGCGTTGGAAGCTGGTCCAAGACCTACCGAAGCGGCGGGGACAGCGCACAACAGGCCCTGTCCTCCGCCCAGGCGGCGCAAGCCTCCCTTGGGGCTATCGCCCAGCAATATTTAGGGGCTACCGGCCTCCTGTACAGAGGGAGGGGGTGCGGATATGGACATGTTTCCCCATACTGTGACGCTCTATAACATTTCCGAGGACAGCGAATATCACATTACCTCCAATATCACGCTTCTGCAAGGAGTTCTGCTGGACGCTTCGAAAGGAGTTAATGTCAGAACGAGCGGTATCGAAGGAGCGGATGCCGTAAATTTATATATCCCTCTCTCTGTTTCTGCTCTGGATGGAATGAGTGGAAAAAAGAAGCGTTATGCTGGGCCGAAAGAATACAGGGTGTCAGAAAATAAAGACGAGCTCTGGACGCTGGAGCCTGGAAACAACTGCTTTTTTGTAAAAGGCAGAGTTTTAAAGCCCGGAAATGATTTTCAGACCATCAACAGAGAAAACGATGGTGTGTACCGTGTAACGAAGGTAGATGAGAAGGACTTCGGCGGCGAAATGTCCCACTGGGAAGTGGGTGGAGCCTGATGGTCAAGTTTGATATTCAAGTCGACATCCCGTCTGACGTTCTGGCAGAGCCAGCCAGCAGGGCGGAGCACATCCTGGCGCTTCAAATCAAAAAAGATACAACGCCCTTTGTGCCAGCTTTGACCGGCTCATTATCTACCCGGACAATGGTGGAAGAAGGAACTGTAATATATCCAGGCCCATACGCCAGATATCTCTACTATGGGAAATTGATGGTGGACCCGGAAACTGGGAGCAGTTACGCCACGAAGGGAAAGAGTAAAGTCAAGACGGACAAGGACCTGATATTTAATCAAGCCATGCACGTTATGGCACAAAGCCATTGGTTTGAGGCTTCTAAGGCACAAAACCTGAAGAAATGGATTGATGTGGCGGATAAGGCGGTGAAAGATGAGCTTAACCGGAAATAAAGGGAAAGGCCCCGTTTCTGGAGAGGAACAGGACAGGGTATCCAGAGCTGTCCTTCAGTGCTTAAACCGATATCCGCAAAAGCCGGTGGATAAGATCGGCTTTGAATCTCTGGACCCGGACGAGCCTGGTATGGCGCTGTCTGTGATACAGGGAGCCTATAAGGTGGAGGAGTATATCAACGGGTCCTATCTGGCGGAATACCAGTTCAAGATCATCTACCGTCTGCAACCTGACGGGACAGACGGAAGGCTGAAAGCCGACGAGAGCTTGAACCGGATGGCGGATTGGCTGACCCAGCAGACAGAAACCATTGATCTGGGCCAGGGAAAAACAGTGAAGGACTTGGTATGTAACTCCCGCTCCTCCCTGTTTGGACGATACCAGGACATGAGCGAGGACCATCAGATCCTGATGTCCATGACTTACGAAGTCCAGTAAAAACCTATTTGCACCTCGACAACTTCATATTGAGATAGCGGAAATTTTGATAAATGTTGTAATCCTTTTGGATGTATGTTATGATTTTCCAAAAGGAGGGACGGAATATGGAATATCTTGATCAGAATGAGCAGATGATTCAAAAGGCAGTTATCAGCAGAAAAAGGCTGGTCCCGCTCCTAGTTTTAATTTTGCCATGTTTCCTTTTAGCAATCCTTATACTGTTTATGGAGGGTGGGGCTTTCCCAAAAGTCTTTATTTGGCTCTGTTTTCTGGCGGGACTTGCAATGTGCGCTTTGGATCAGATACTGAAAGAGAAATTTGACATTCTTTGTGTTACAACAAAACGGGTATTTGGGAAGACTGGCCTTTTAAAAATCAGCTCCATGGACTCACCTTTAAACAAAGTGAATAATGTGATGGTTGAGGAAAATATATTTGGAAAGATGCTCGGATATGGCACAATTCGAATCACAACTTCTTCTGGAGAACATGTATTTCATGGGGTAGATCATCCGGTGCAACTTAAGGGAGTCATAATGAGTGAAATACAGCACAATAAAGAATATGATATGAGAAAACAGGCAGAAGCCATTGCAGATGCCATGAAAAAATGATGAAACACCCTCCGCTAAATACGGAGGGTGTTGTTTTATTCGAAAGAAAAAAGTTATGAAAAATTTTCTGTGACCCCTTTATCCCATCAAAGTTCCCGCTATCTCAATATGAGGTGGCGGGGATTTTTATTTAAAAAGGAGAATTTGGTATGGCAACCGAAAAAATCAAACGACCTCTGATCGCGCATTTTTTGGATACATCAAAATCCGCAACATATGAGGATGCCGAATGGTCTCGTATCGGGGTTAACGTGACAGAAGCATCGACTGAGTATAATCCACAGTCTGAAACCAGTCAGGATATTATTTCAGATTCTGCATCCACAGAGATTACGGGATATCAGCCGACTATGCCAGTCAGTCAACAGTGTACTAAGGGAGATCCTGTATTTGAACTAGTTACAGAGCTCCGCCGCAAGCGGGCGACTCTGGCGGAGTCAAATTCCTGGCTTCTGAATGTAGACCTATGGGACGTGACCGGAGAAGACGTAAGCGCCACCTATAAGGCAGAGGTACAGAAGGTATCCATTCAAGTGGACACATATGGTGGAGCTGGCGGTGAGGCTCCTGTTCAGGAGTACACCTTGAATTTTATCGGAGATCCCATTCCTGGTACCGTCAAGATTACAAGCGGAGATCCGGTATTTACTGCTGATTCCGCCGTTGTGTAAGGAGGAGGCTAGATGGAGAACAAGATCAGAATCGCCTCTGGTGTAAAGAAAATTGAGGTGAATGACGAAGGGGAGTTTATCTCGCTCCCCGTTGCCGATGACAACTTCGTTGTCCGCTTCTATCGCCTGATGGATGGAATCGGGGAGCGGGCCAAGGAGATCGGGAGCGAAATTCCGGAAGATATTACTGGAAAGATCGAGGCGGTGGAAAAGGTCGTCGCGGTGGAGAAGGAAACAAAGCGGGAAGTGGACGAGCTTTTTGGGGATGGCACCTGCCGAAAGGTATTTGGCGATATCCTTCCGAGCATGGACTTGTTTGTGGAGTTTTTTGGATCACTGCTTCCGTTCTTTGAGGAGTACAAGCAGGACCGAATGAGAAGGATGGGGAAATATGGGGCAGAGCGCACAGGCTCCAGCCTTTAATATCCTGCTGGACAGGTTGCCAGATAGTTACCAAGGGTGGCTAATCCGCACAGATTACCGGATTGGGATACAGATCGCTCTCTGCCTACAGGACGAGGAGCTTACCCAGGAGGAACGTGTTACGGAGGCTGTTTATCTTCTGTTTGGAAATGGACAGCCTCCCCTCCAAACAGCAATGGATGGTATTGCGTGGTTTTTACAATGTGGACAGCCAAAGCGGGAGGATGTTCCGGCGACCGCCTCCTCACAACGGTTCTGGTTCGACTTTGACCACGCTAGAATATGCGCTTCGTTCCAAAAGACTTTTGGAGTGAAATTGCACAGGGAGAATCTACATTGGTTTGAGTTTATGTCCATGCTGGATTGTGTGGATGAAGATTCTTCCCTATCAAATGCGATCCAGCTCCGTGGAACGGACACCTCCAAAATGAAGGGAAAGCAGAAGCGGGATACAGAGCGGGCCAAACGGCTGCTGACACCGCCAGTCCATTATTCTGAGAGCGAACAGGAAGCGATAGACGAGTTTTTCTCCAAGATAAAATGAACTGCCAGAACGAGGTGAGGACCAATGGCAGATAGATACGATGGCAGTGTACGCATCAAGACGGATGCTGACACTACCCCAGCGGAAAAGCAGCTTAAAAAGCTTCAGGAGAAGTTGGCCAAACAGACAGAACAGGTGGACAAGCAGGCCGCCGCTGTCAAAAAGCTGAAAGAGCAATATGACCAATTGTCCGCTGGAAAAACGGCCCCGAAAGGGGTGAGCCAGATGGAGCGGGATCTGAAAAAGGCCCAGGCGGAGGCCGCCAAGCTTGATGCTGAGTTTCAGAAGATCAACACCATGGCTGAATTTGACCGGCAGGCATATGGAAAGGTGGACCCAGGGCGGGAAAAGGAATTGAGCGAGATTGCCCAGCGGCTGGCCCAGGCGGATGCCAATGTGGATGAGTTGAGCCGGAAGCTGGAGCAGCTTCGGGTGAACCCGTCGGCATCCGAGGATGCAAAGCGTCTGGAGGAGAGTTTAAGAGCGGCGGAAAAAAGGCTGGAGGAGCTACAAGCTGCCGCCGCAAGCACCAAGAGCCAGATATCCGACTTGAGCGCACAGACCACGGGAGGCTTTGCCAAAGCGGTAACCCGTTTGAAATCTTTTGCGAAACAGTTGGGCAGTGGAGTGACAGGGGCAGCCAAAAAAGCCGGACAGGCAGCTGGATGGCTGAAAGAAAAAATAACTGCTCTTGGCCGGGAAAAAGGATTTGATAAGGCTGGAAAATCGGCGCAACGATTTTCCACACGTCTAAAATCTATCGTAGCTGGAGCCCTGTTTTTTAACATCATCAGCCGGGGGCTGACGGCGCTAACTCAGCAAATTGGGAAATATCTGACTGCAAACCAGCGGTTTTCTGACGCTCTATCCGGCATTAAAAGCAATTTGCTAACCGCATTTCAACCAATCTATGACACAGTTATGCCAGCGCTAAACACGCTGATGGAAGGTTTGGAGCGTGTCACGGCACAGATGGCGGCCTTTATCGCCTACGTCTTCGGCACAACAGCCCAGCAGGCCCAGGAAAACGCCGACGCTCTGTATGACCAGGCCAACGCCACTGAGGAAGTTGGAAAAGAGGCAAAGAAGGCGAAAAAATACCTGGCCTCCTTTGATACCGTTGAAAGGATCGGAAAAGAGGAGGCTGGAAGCGGGAATACCGTGTCCGGGCCAAAATTTGACACAGATTTCTCAAAGGTGGAACTGCCCCAATGGTTAAAGGATTTTTGGAAGGTATTTCAAGATAGCTGGGAGCAGTACGGCGCAACCACTCTCCAGGCTTTTCGAGACGCTCTGTCTTCCATTGGCGAGCTGCTTTCCGCAATCGGCGCTTCCTTTATGCAGGTTTGGACAGGAGGGCAGGGGCTTGACTTTCTGAATCTCATCCAGCAGGGGTTGCAGATCATTTTGGGAATCGTGGGTGATATCGCCTCCGCCTTTACGGCCGCATGGAACAGCGGGACCGGACAGGCAGTATTGGATGCCCTGTTCTATATGCTCAATTCGATTTGGAACCTGATTATCAGTGTTGGCCAATCATTTCGTGAAGCTTGGAATGATGGAAGCGGGGTGGAGATATGCAATACGATCCTAGACATTATTCGAAACATTTTCGAGCTTGTTGGAAATCTGGCCAACCGGATCAGAGAGGCGTGGGAAGAAAATGACAACGGAGTGGCTATCTGGAGTGCGATTTTGGACATTGTAAAAATCGTACTTGGATTTTTTGAACGAATCACAGCGGCAACACTAGAATGGACAAAAACACTCGATATTAGCCCTCTTATGAACGGAATCAGGAGCCTTTTAGAGAGCACAGCCCCATTAATTCAGGTGATTGCGGCACTTGTATCCGACTTTTGGAGTAACACTGTGCTTCCTTTCTTGTCCTGGGTCATTGAAGATGCACTTCCTGTATTGCTATCCCTATTGTCAGACCTTTTTACATTCCTAGCTGAGAATCCACAGGTGCTTGTGGATTTAACAGGACTGGTCGTCGCCTTTATCGCTGCATGGAAATTGGCATCTGTGATTTCCGCACTCTCCAAGCTTAATTTTCAAGTTGTATCGCTCACCTTTATTTTTGGCGTGTTTTTGACTTTGATTTTGGATATTGCAGATGCTTGGAAAGATATGACAGGTCTTGAAAAAGTCATATCTGTATTGGGACTGCTCGTTACTGCCGCTGCTGTTGCGGCAATTGCGGTCGGCGCATTACAGTCCGCTTTAACAATGGGGGTTGCGGCCATTGCTATTGCTGCCGGAATTACAGCCATTGTAGCGGCTGTTAACTCTGCAACTAATAGAGCCAATAAAGCCACAGCCTCTATAAGTTCTGGTGGGCGGTCAATCTCTGGTTACTCATCTACTGAACTATCTAATATCCCCCACCTAGCCTCTGGTGCCGTAATTTCTCCTAATAGTGAGTTTCTGGCGGTGCTTGGGGATCAGCGCAGCGGAACAAACATCGAAACGCCTTTGGCGACGATGAAACAGGCGTTTATGGAGGCCATCTCCGAGATGGGAGGAGTTGGGGGAGAAACGGCGGTCAACATAACCTTTGACGGGTCGCTCGCACAGCTTGCTAGAATTTTGGAGCCAAAAATCAGTGTTGAGAGCGCCAGAAAGGGTCCGTCCCTGGTAAGCGGAGGTGTGTTCTGATGGCGGGTCTGTTTACTGTAGACGGAGTTTCCTATAAGGTTCGTGTCCCGGCAGGAGGTCTGACACGGAGCTTCCAGGTCCTGGACGGGAAAAACGCCGGACGACTCCTGTCCGGGACCATGGAACGGGATATCATCGGGACGTTCTACAACTATCAACTCCAGATTGAGCGGGAGGGGGCGAGCCTCGAGGAGTACGACCGGCTCTATGAAGTCCTCTCCGCTCCGACTAGCTTCCACTCTGTCACATTCCCATACGGACAGAGTACGCTAACTTTCCAGGCGTATGTCACGGAAGGGAGCGACAACCTGCTGCGTCAGTCTGGCGGAAAAAATTATTGGACAGGATTAACCATCAAGTTTGTGGCTAAGAGCCCGGAAAGGACATGAGATGTGGAATAACAAGATTAGATATCTGGATCATGTCTTTGGGGAAGAAGATGACATCAAAAAGGGAAACTGTTATTTGGTCGGTACACTGTTGGGAGATTCTTTGTCCATTAACACCCTGGAATTTGACGTGGAGAGTGACGATTCCACACTAACACAGTTCAAACGAAATGACCCGGTTATCTATGAACACAATGGAAAACAGATCGGCATTTTCTATGTGCAGAACATCGAGCGGATTGGCGCTACTACATACTCCTTTTCGGCAGTTTCCGCCTTGGGCATTTTGGCTGAAGGAAAGCACTACGGCGGGATATACACGGGTCAGACAGTTGCCGAAATCCTGCCAGGTATCTGCGGGACCGTGCCCTATGAGATCAAAACCAATCTGACGGAAATCAAGCTGTATGGGTGGTTGCCCATTGCATCGCCTAGAGATAATCTGGCACAGGTACTGTTTTCCATAGGAGCCGTGATAAAGACTGATTTAGGCGGGGTGTTGCGTATAGAAAGCTTATGGGATGGGATATCCGGTGAGCTGACGCAGAACCAGATGTACGAGGGACCGTCCGTTAAGTATGATTCCGCAGTGACCCAGGTGGTAGTCACAGAACACCAATATGTGGAGGGCGGAGAGGAAACCAAGCTGTTTGAAGGAACTGCCCAGCAAGGGGATATTATCACATTTAATAGCCCGATGTATGAACTGGTTGCTGATGGCTTCTCTATCTTGGAGAGCGGGGCCAACTACGCAAAGGTTTCTGGCGGCTCTGGCACGCTGAAAGGGAGGGCGTATATCCATAATACCAGAGAGGTGGTAAGGGATGTATCTGAGGCGGCAGAGCCTAACATTAAAACGGTGAAGGACGCAACACTGGTTAGTCTGGTAAATTCAACGGCGGTAGCGGAGCGGCTGGCTAATTATTTCCAATGGACCGAAACAATACAGGCTCCTATTGTATACCAAGGAGAGGTGCCGGGTAACCGTGTTGCGACATGGCATCCTTATGACAAAACGGGAGTCACCGCCTGTCTAGAATCCGCTGACATCAACCTGTCCAACACGTTGAAAGCGGATGAAACGCTGCTGGTTGGATTTGTGCCGCCGAAAGCAAGCGCCGAATACTACGATACAATGGAACTCATAGATTAGGACACTACATGGACCGTTCCTGATGGCGTGACCTCGCTTCGTGTAGTTTTAATTGGCGGCGGAAGCGGCGGCAGTGGAGGAGCGCCAGGAGAAGATGGCGGGCGAGGAATATTTGGAACGAAGGGAAGAGGCAAAGGTGGCTCCGGGGGAGTAAAAGGAGAAGCGGGAGCGGGAGGAAAGATATATCAAAATAATATTACAGTTTCTCCAGGGAATGCATTTCAAGTCCATATAGGGAATGGAGGAACTGGCGGGAACGGGGGAGAAGCACCGACGAATGGCTCGGATGGTGGCGATACAACATTTGGCGAGTTGTCGTCACTAAATGGAAGCCGTAGCGAAAATGGATTTTACGAACAGACCAGCGGCATTACATACGCAAAGCCAGGAGAGGCGGGGATCCCCGGAGGAAATGGAGACGGAGCCAATTCCACAGCAGAGAATGTAATATATAAGGGAGTAACCTATACACCTGGCGATACGGTAAGAGGAGAAACCTATGAGGGATATGTTGCATCTGGTGGCGGCGGTGGCGGTGCCTCTGCTGGAGAAAACGGAAAAGATGGAACGATAGGAAGAGTTAGCACACAACCATACGCAACTGGTGGTGATGGCGGAGATGGTGGAACACCTGTAAACGGGGAAAATGCAACCATCTATGGCTTCGGAGGTTCTGGAGGCCATGGTGGTGGCGGCGGTGGCGGTGGTGGCAACTGTACCGGCGCAGAAGATAGATATACTTGGGAAGGTGCTGGAGGCTCTGGAGGTATGGGCTCAAATGGCGGAAACGGATATAAAGGCTGTGTAATTCTTTATTATTCCGCCCCTAAATTAACCGCATCTGGCCCCGTAATGGACCGCACTGGCCGCTTTATTCTGGACAAGTTGGACCGAAGATTCGTCGTGTGAGGTGAGATACCATGACAATAGAAGAGAGGCTATCCGCCCTGGAACAGAGGATTTCTACCATGGAGTTACAGGCGCTTGCGGAGGAAACACCCACAAGCTACTACACCAGCAAATACAGTGGGGAAGAGATAGACGCACTTCTGGATAAGGTGGCCGCTATGACACAGGAGGTGGGCGTATGATTTACATGACCGATTGGAATATCTGTACGCCACCCGGTTTTTCCCTTGGATTTGAGGGTGATAATGAGGTCACGTCTCTGGAAATATCCACTGACCTGCCGGAAGGGTGGGACCTGAAGGTGGACGTGGAGAAGGATGGGCAGAAGAACATCATCCAGCTTTCCCGAGATGGGGAAGTGTACAGCGCTCTGCTTACCGCCTCCATGCTGGCGGATGACGGTACATACGCCATGCAGGTTCGGGGCACTCTGGGTGACCAGGTGCGGCACAGCAACCTGTTTTATGCCACGGTGTTCAATAGCATCAATGCGGTAGACGCATTCCCACCGCCCCTGCCCTCCGAGTTTGAGCAGATGGAGGACCGTCTGACAGACATTAACAATAATCCGCCAAAACCCGGCACAAACGGGACATGGCTCATTTTTAACCCGGATTCCGGGGAATATGAGGAATCAGATATACCATTACCAGAGGGCGGCGGTGGTGGCTATAGGATCGGCCACGGCCTACTGCTGGACAGGGAAACGAATACGCTCTCTGTAAATGCGGTGAGCGACTTCGAGGGGGACAACACCCTTCCCATTACTGCGGCGGCGGTGCAGGATACTGTTGGAAATATCGAGATCCTTTTAGGGACGATTTGAAAGGTGGTAAAAAATGAGCGTAGCAACTGAAATCAGCCGCATCCAAACCGCACGAAATACGATCCGTGCGAAAGCGGTAGAGCTTGGTATTGGCACGAGCGTTGACACATTGGACAAGCTGGCGACAGAGATCGAGGGTATTGAAAACCGGGGCGCTGTATCGGCGCAAGTCCAGGAGGGCGATACATACACCATCCCGAAGGGCTACCATAACGGCAGTGGCACGGTGTCCGGTGTGGCTGGCGGTGGAAACTATAACCTCCAGAGCAAGAGTGTTACGCCTACCAAGGTTCAGCAGAACGTGACTCCAGACCCCGGTTATTACGGACTGTCTGATGTGACGGTAGCTCCGATTCCCGATAGTTACCAGGATGTGTCTGCTGTGACCACCACTGTGGCTGACGTGCTGACTGGAAAGGTATTTGTAGATAAGACGGGTAAGGTTTCTACCGGCACCATGCCAAACAATGGGGCCGCAAATAAAACCCTTACAGCGGAGGAACCATCATACACCATCCCAAAGGGGTACCATGCTGGTACTGGTAAGGTGCAGATTGTCCCAGAGACGAAAACCGTCACGCCTACAAAGTCCGAGCAGACTGTGGAGGCAACAGAGGGCAAGGTGCTTTCCTCTGTCACCGTAGGGGCTATCCCAGAGGAGTTTGTAGACACAACAGACGCCACCGCAGAGGCTGGACAAATCCTCGATGGGGAAACTGCCTATGTTGGCGGCAGCAAGGTCACAGGTACGATGCCAGATAATGGGGCAGTTACCCAAACGCTGACCGTTGCGGCTCCATCCTATACGATTCCGTCCGGACACCATGACGGAGCTGGAACAGTATCTATCACGCTGGAGGAAAAGACCGCAACCCCCAGCGAGTCCGCCCAGACGATTGCGCCAACTACTGGAAAGGTGCTGTCTAAGGTCACCGTTGGAGCCATTCCAGCCGCATATCAGGACGTAAGCGGAGTAACGGCTGCTGCGGCTGATGTGCTGACTGGTAAGAAGATCGTAGATGCGGAAGGCACATTGGTATCCGGCTCCATGGCGAATAACGGCGCTGTTTCCGGTACCATCGATGGCCTGACCACGACCTCCTATTCTGTGCCTGCCGGGTACACCTCCGGGGGCAGCGTGAGCTTGACCAGTGACATTGAGGAAGCCCTTGCGGCCATCTGAGGAGGTGCGGCATGAGCGTACAGAGCGAAATTGACCGCATCAGGAAGAATGTGAATGACACGCTGAAAACTATTAGTGATACCGGCGTGACGGTTGGGGCCGGTAGTGATTCCCTTCCCGCTGCGGCCGCTGCCCTGGCGAATGAGAAGCAGGATAAACTCACCGGCACCCAGGGCCAGGTGGTTGGCTTTGACAGCGGGGGTAACGCCGTGCCACAGGATGCGCCACAATCTGGCATGACACAGGAACAGGCCGACCAGAGGTATCTCCAGTTGAGCGGGGGAACTATGACCGGGGAGTTGGCGCTACAAGAATTTGACGCGCCTGACCCGGTGAATGAAGGTACAGATCCTAGAATTCAGCTAACCGCGGATGGTGATAATCTTGGGTTAGGTAAGATTCCGTTGATTGGATTATCTCCGAACTATGATGCAGGGTTTCTGTTCACTAATCCAGATGAAATTGATGCATCTGCGGGTGAAACTGGAATAGTTAGTAAGGTCGACTGTGGCGGCGTAGTGTTTTATAACGCTGGAAGTGCGAGAGCTCTTGCCAATGTGGTAAATGACTTTTACCTGCCTACGATGTTCGATGTAAAAACGGAAATCAGACCAAAATCCACCCTGGTTACCCTCCCCCTCTCCGCCTGGTCCAACAACACCCAGACTGTTACAGTTCCGGGCGTACTTGCGGATGAGAGTAAACAGTTGATTCAGCCAATGCCGACGATTGCGGACCAGGCTGTGTATTCTGCCGCTGGGATATCCTGCACGGGACAGGCGGCCAACAAATTGACATTCAAGGCGCAGACGGTCCCGACAGAAGATGTACAGGTTTATGTGGTAATCCAGGAGGTAGGGACATGATTTTTAGTTGTCCTGCCAAGCCGTTTCCGAAATTGCTTGAGTTTACTTTTCAGAATGGGCCAGGCACCGTTGCGCATGGGCCTTATTTCGCTGAAGAAGGCATGGATTTTTCAGACTGGGTCGTATCTCCACATAATGTCGATGGGTTTAAACTTGTTGATTCTCTAAAAGGTCTGACCGCTCAACCTCCGCCTTATCTTGTCACAAGTGATGAGCAATTTTATCTTACCGTAACTGTTAATACTCAAATAATTGATGGCGAGGTTTATGTCATCGCTATGAATATGTAGCTATTCTCGATTGCAACGATAAAAAAGTTAAAATTTCGGAGGTAATGGCATGATACTGAATCCAGTGGTGCAGGGCGGCGGAGAAACTGCTACAGTTACTATAAAAAGCCGTGATACAATATCAAGCCCTGATTATGGTATACATTATATTACTTCGGACGGAACAAAAGGCTATGCCCCTCTTAACTCTACAGAATTTATTATATCAGTAGCTAAAAACTCTTTTATCCTTCCACTAATGATAGGAGATGTAAGACAAGACGCATTAAGCGGAGCGTTAGAAGTGGTTGCAAATTCGGAGGTATACACTCGGAGTGGCCATACGACCAATTTGGTATATGTATCTGGAGACGGGGTGATTACAGTATGATAATGAATCCGGTGATACAAGGTGGGGGCGGCGGTGCAAATCTCGTGACTGCAACACTGGATTTTGAGCCGAAAAATGGTGTAACATACACGTTTCTGGATGAAAATGGAACGCCTAAGCAAATCGATGGGACGGGAGTCTATTCCATGCAGGCGGGGATTTTGATTGCCGAATTTGATGTGTCACGCTCTTCGCCCTTTTTCTCTGGTGACATTTCTCAAATTAAAATTATTGGCCAAGTTGGAGCCGCTTATCATGTGACTGGAGATTTCAGGATTTATTAACCAATAGTTTAAGATGGAAAGGCGGTGTGCCATGCCACCGGATTGCAATGATTGTCCCATGGAATCCCGTATCGCTAACCTGGAACGGCGAGTAGAAAAGAACGAACAGAAATCCTCTGAGACGCACAAAGAATTTTATAATCGGGTCCGGGCCTTGGAGATCGCCCGTGCAGAGCAGGGCCAGCAGTACACAACGATACTCGAAAAGCTGGAGGACCTGACGGGTAAAGTGAGCACACTGTCCAAGGGATTGTCAGACATTCAGGCAGAGCCTGGACGAACCTGGAAAGATCTGAAAGGCAAAATAAGTTGGGCCGTAATTGCGGCGGTTATTACAGCGGTTATGGCCTTTCTGTTAGACAAGATAGGTCTTTGAGAGGGGGTGAAAATATGGACTTTGGAATCGCATCCGTGGCGGCCATTACCGTCATCTGTTATCTGGTGGGACTGATCGTCAAATCGTCTGGCCTGGATAACAAGTACATCCCGGCTATCGTGGGCCTGTGCGGCGGCGTTCTGGGCGTGGCGGCCCTGTATACCGGCCTCCAGGACTTCCCGGCGACGGACCCGCTGACCGCCGTTGCCGTGGGCATTGTAAGCGGTCTGGCGGCAACTGGTGTTAACCAGGCCATCAAGCAGATGAAGGAATAACAACATATTTTTGACTACAAAGGAGATTGAACTATGAACACCGAAATGCTCTATGAACTGTACGAAATCACTGAGAAGAACGACGCCCCCGATTTGGCTACCGTAGGCATGCCCATGCTCCTGAAGAAGCACCCTGAGATTACCCATGAGGAGGCCAAGGAGATGCGTGAGTTTACTGGCCGTCACGGTCAGGAGCTGGCCGCCGCCTTCCCTGACAAGGAGGCATTTGAGGCCGCCATTGAGGCTGGCATCCAGGCTGACAAAGAGGCCGCCGAGCAGGCGGAGCAGGAGCATGAGTAACCCACTCTTTGCTATTGATGCGGGCCACTACATAGATACCCCGGGGAAACGGTGCTTGAAAAGCATCGACCCCGGGGAGACCCGGGAGTGGGTCCTGAACAGCCGAATTGCTGACAAGGTGCAGGAGCGCCTGAGAGGCTATCGTTGCGCTACCATGCGGGTGGATGACGTGACCGGGGAGAAGGAGATCTCCCTATCCAAAAGGGTGGCGCTGGCCAACCAAGCGGATGCGGACCTGTATCTGTCCTTCCATCACAATGCGGGCATCCACGGCGGCTCTGGCGGGGGCTGTGTGGTCTATGCGGCTCCCGTAGCACAGGAGCAGTCCATAGTGGTCCAGAAGGCTATATACGAGTCTGTGGTGGCCGCTACGGGTCTGCGAGGCAACCGGGCCAATCCCATGGCACGGGCGAGCCTTTATGTATTGCGGCACACCACCATGCCCGCCGTGCTGGTGGAGTTCGGCTTTATGGACAGCACCACCGACACTCCGATCATCCTGACAGATGAGTTTGCAGAGCAGGCGGCTTGCGGAGTGGTGTCTGCTCTGATTAGCTTATATGATCTCAAAGAAGAAGGGGATGAAACTGTGACATACGAGCAGTGGAAGGAGTACATGGACCGCTATCGGCGGGAGCTGGGCACACAGCCAGCCAGCCAGTGGGCTGTCCCCTATATCAACAAAGCCATTGACGCTGGTCGCATGGACGAAGTCAACGGAAGCATTGAGCGGCCCCAGGACTTTGTGACAAGGCAGGAGCTGGCAACAGTAGTATCGAATCTGTAAAAAGGACGTGAACCAATGAGCGCAAGAGTGAAGCTGCCTGACCCGCTGGATAAGCTCTTGCGCTCTCAACTGGAGGAGGCCATCCACGAGGCCGCACTCCACCGGGACGATGAACTGATCGCCAGACGATATCTTATTGACAAATGGTGTCAAATGGATATTGCGGCGGAGCTGGGATGGCGCAGGGCCACGGTGGGAGACCACCTTAAACATATTTTGGAACGGGTGAAAAATGTATCCGCCAAGCTCTACACAAACCGTACATAAAACGTACACAACCCCGACTGGGACCGTACCCAGCCGGGGAATTTTTATGCGACAATATAGACATGGAGGACGTGAGGATCAAGGGTTGGTACACGTCGCCGCCCTCCTCACGGACTCCTTATTTTTATACAAAGGACGTGTGATATATGACCCCGGTAGAGAGATTGATTGCCGCTGGCATCCGGCCCGATTGCGCCAGGGAAACCATTATGTGGTTTCGGGCACAGGGGGATGATTATGGTTTGGAAAAGTATCTGAATGAGGTAGAAGCAAGGAAGGGGGTGCCAGCCGATGGCCGGATTTCCTAATTATACATACCCCGCTTACGGCGGCTACAACCCTGTAACTCCGTTTGCGCCCGCTCCGCAGGTCTACCAACCTATGCAGCAGCCCGTTCCACAGCCTGTACAGTCCGCCCAGACAGTTGGGAGTACAAACACACAGCCCAACTTTTTCTGCCGTCCTGTTGCCTCCAAAGAGGAAGCATTGGGTGTCCCAGTGGACTTTATGGGTGCCCCCATGTTTTTCCCGGACCTTGCTCATAGTGTGGTCTACATGAAGCGGTTCAATACCAACAGTGGGTCGGCTGATGTGTTTGAATTTAAGCTCGACACGCCTAGAGAGAAACAGGAACAGGTACCCACTCAGGTAGCGGCCTTTGCCCCGCTGGATGAGTTTATAGACATGAAGGACACAGTACAAAATTTAAAGGACGAGGTTGATAGGTTGAAAAAACCTACTGGAAAGGCAGTGAAAAAGAATGATGCCTCCAATGATGAATAATCCAATGATGGCAATGCTCCAGATGGCACGGAACGGCGGAAATCCCATGCAAATGCTTCAACAGATGGCTGGACAGAATCCACAGGCCGCCCAAGCTATGCGGCTGATTCAGGGAAAGAATCCGCAGCAGCTCCGCCAGATTGCGGAAAACATGGCAAAAGAGCGGGGCGTGGATCTTGACCAAATGGCCAGACAGATGGGGCTCACATTGCCTAAGTAAATAAATCACTTTATCAGTTTTCGGGTCTTGATAAAAACCGCTCTTTGGAAACATCCGGGGAGCGTACGGCCCCGATGTAATAACTGATAAAGGAGTATATACAATGGATAACGATTTTGCGACTGGCTATGCGCTGGGCAGCGATTCTAACGGCGGAAACTGTAACAATGGCGGCTTTTGGGGCGGTGACGGCTGGTGGGCTATCATCATCTTCGCCATGATCTTTGGCTGGGGCCGCGGCGGTTTCGGCGGATTCGGCGGTGGCGGTGCCAGCACTGATCCCGGTCTCCAGGGCCTTGCCACCCGTGCAGATGTAAACGAGGCCATTGCCTTCAACGGTGTAGAGCGCGGCATTTCTGCTATCCAGCAGGGCATCTGCGATAGCACCTATGCTCTAAACAACAGCATCACCAACGGCTTCAATAACACCAATGTTGCTCTGCTTCAGGGCTTCAACGGCATCCAGTCCCAGATGTGCAACATGGCCGCTCAGACTCAGGATTGCTGCTGCCAGACTCAGCGGGCCATTGACGGTGTGAATTACAACATGGCCACCAACACCTGCGCCATTCAGAACACTATCCAGGGCAGCACCCGCGATATTTTGGAAAACAACAATTCCAACACCCGTGCCATCCTGGATTTCCTGACTCAGAGCAAGATTGATTCCCTCCAAGCTGAGAATCAGTCCCTCAAGCTGGCTGCGTCTCAGGCTAACCAGAACAGCTATCTGACCGCCACTTTGGACGCTCAGACCTCTGAACTGATCCGGCGCATCAATCCCATGCCCGTGCCTGCCTATCAGGTGCCCGCCCCCTATCCCTATTGTGGGGCCTATAACAACGGCTGCGGCTGTGGCTGCTAAACGGGTCGATTTCGACCCCTTTAACTTTCCGGCTCTGCCGTGACTATTTCGGGGCGGTGGGCAATAGTCTGCCGCCCCTGATTTTTGGAGGTAAAATATATGTCTTGCAAACCTGTATGTAAGCTTTGTGACCGGCTTGTGCTCTCGCAGGCGGTCACCTTTACTGGTGGGAATCTGGAGATCAACCTGCCTGCTGGTTCCTACAATAACGGAGAGAAGTATTGTATCGTTGTGGCCCAGGCGATCCCTGAAACTACCACTATCAATGCTCCGGTATATATCACCATCGGGACCGGGACAACGCTCTACCCGCTGACCAAGCGTAACTGTGCTCAGGTGACCGCCTGTGGCATCCGTACCCGCACCCGCTACTCCGTCTGCGTCGTGACCACACCTACCGGCGGCTCGTTCAGGATGTTGGGACAGCCTTGCTGTTCTCCCAGCAACAACCTTGCCAGCATTGATGGCGGGACTGCGGCTGCCCCTGCGACCTAAAGGAGGGAGATAGCATGAAGAGATCTACTAAAATGCTCCTGATGAACACTGGAAAAGAAAAGGGCCGTCATTTTGGATTTGAGTATGATGACTGGAAAATGAAGGATCGTTTGCCGTATCCTGACCGTGTAGAAGACCGTTTTCGGGATCGTCAGGGCCGTGAGCACTACGACAATGGGCGATATGCCCCCAGGTCCGCAATGATGGAACCGGAGGACAGAGGATATCGCAGATATTCAGACGGACGGTTTGCGCCCAGGTCTGATATGTATGGGCCTGATATGGGGCGCTATCTTCCCTACCATGACCAACCCATGGGCCATTTTGACGAGAACCAGCATTGGCCGATAAACGATAGATATGAGGGCCGTCCAATCGGGTTCAATCGTGACTGGGTACAAATGGGAAGTTCCGATGCGAGTATACCGCAGTATCGGGAAATGGACCACATTCCTGGCCATCGTGCTATGAGTGGATATTCTGACAGCAATTATTCCCCAAAGTTTGACCAGCAAATGGCCGATGAGTGGACCAGCCACATGGAGAATGAGGATGGGACAAATGGAGCCCATTGGACATTCGACCAGGCAAAACAGGTCATGGCACAACGTAGTCTGGGTTATGATCCCTACGAATTTTGGGCCGCACTTAATATGATCTACTCTGACTATGTTAAAGTAGCGAAGAAATTCGGAGTCGGGGATAAGATCGACTTCTATGTCGATATGGCGAAAGCTTTCCTGGACGACAAGGACGCTGGTCCCGATAAACTGGCAAAGTATTATAAGTACATCGTAAGATAAAAAAGTCCGCCCTCAAAATTGGGGGCGGATTTGTTACTAACGCAAGATTTTGTGTGATATGATATAGCGAAAAAAGTTGACAAAAACGAGCGTTTATAAATTAGAAGATAACTTTACTCCTCAATATATGAAGATAATCGATTAAAAATTTATGAACTTCTTAAATTTTAAAAAAAGAAAAGTGCCGGTATATCAGCACTTTCCCGACTTTTGTTACTAACCGTGTTACTAACCCGTTACTAACGCCTGGTTTCTGGTGATTATTTTTTACGCAATTTTTGCCATCTCGGCGGCAAGCCAGGCGGGGTCCGGGTGAGTGTATTGCGCGGTGATATTTCCCCGCTGGGAGTGTCCGACAATGAACTTTAGGGCCATCTCATCTACCCCAGCTATTTTAGCTCTGGTTACGAATGTGTGGCGGCACCAGTGTGGTGTGGCATCAGGCACCCCCAGAGCGTCCATGACACCTTTGAATGCGGAGGCCCGATACCATCTGTCTGATACGGGATTTCCGTCCTGATGGATAATAGTATCTGCCTGATCTGCCATCCAACGGTCAAAGTATGGACGGATTTTTGGATGAACAGGAACGGTCCTACCCTTCCCAGCTTCAGTTTTGCTGCCGCCAGTTAAGCATCCTGTGTCTGGATCAAAGTTGAATGGAGTGAGGGACAAAAACTCGTTGATGCGGAGGCCGGTATAGCAGAGCATGAGCACCGTGTCAGCCCATGGGAATCCTTCTTTAGCCAACTTCTCCAGTCTTGCCATCTGTAGGTCGTCAAAGGCACCTTTGGTATGCTTCGGACCGACCTTCGGGACCTGAATAAAAGCGGAGTAGTCCTTCGCAACAATGTCACGTTCCATTAAAAATTTAAACAGAGCTTTGATAAGGATGCAGTCGTTATTAATGGACGAGCTAGACATACCATCCGCCGCATCCTGGTCAATGATAGCCTGGAGATCATCAATAGTAATACTCCTGGCCTTCCGGTCAGCTAGAGCCCCTACACGGCTCCAGGAGGCTTTATAGGATGCCACGGAGGCAGGTCCAGCTATCCTGTACTTTCGAGCGGACCATATCTCATAAGCCTGCCCCCATGTCGTATTGATTGTATCGGCGCTGATATGATTCCCAGCTTGGATTTTCTTGACTAATTCATCCAGGGCGGCCTGTGCCTCGGCGGCCTTTGCGTGGTAACTGACGGCTGTTTGGATCACATATCCACGCTTATCTCGCTGGGATATCCTGACACAGTATGGACGGCTCCGGTTACCGGATAGTTTGACCACAGTTCCGGTCCCATTTGCTCGCTTCATGGTGCTCCTCCTTTTTATGGTTGCACCCGTGGTTCCAGTATGATACAATAAAAGGGCGCAAAGGTGCCTTGATTTGGCTGTCTGGGTGCTTTGCTTCCCGTTGATGTTGGTAGCATCTACGGCCCGCCCTCGGTGTTGGTAGCGCCGGGGCGGGGATTTTATTTTTCTTATGGCACTACATCGCCCATTGATAGTTGTAAATCTTCTTTCCCATAGTAAAGAGCCACTTTGTGTCGTAGCTCTTCCATAGTGTTGCAGGTCTTTGCAATTCCAATTACTTGATTTAGATGTGTTGTTAGTGCCTTGACACCCAAATCCTCTGACAGCCATTGATGATAATTTAACCCATGTCGAGGTTTGGGTTTGTTTTCCTTCAAGTATTTTGCTACATCTGGGTCCATGGCATCATAGATTAGTTCTAGCACTAATTTCCCCCAATATTTTGGCCTTTGTTGTAAAGATCCTTGCCAATGTGTAAGTCGTCCAAACTCCTCCCAAAGTTCGTCTGGGAAGGTTTTTTCCCATGCACGTAATTCCTCGGAAATAAAAGCTCGGATTTTTACTTGCAGGGCGTCCTCTTCTCGCTCGTACTGATAACCTGTAGCTTCGTCAATTAAGGCAATTAATCCTGTTTTTGCACACGCGGATAACAGAATTGAACAATTGATAGCTATGCCTCTTTGTTTTTCGGTTAAAGGGGCACCAGATGTAAGTGCAGATACATAGGCAGAACAAATGTCTAGGAAAGTTTCCGCTGTAATTCCTTTTGCCTTGTTCGGATTTCCAGGTATAGTAAATTCAACAAATCTGCTTGAAATTCCAGCGGAATCTATGTATGGTTGCAAAGACTTAACTCCAACATATTTTAATAAATCTCCGTTATCATCGTTTGCGATTGCTTTTACAGTAGCTCTCATGCTGATGACTCTGTTCTTATCATCCAGAACATAACAGTCAACAGGTTTATCTCCGAGGCTTAGCGATCCGCTATACTTTGCGAAAGGTGATTCAAGAGCAGTGACCGTAATGTCTTCTTTCATCTATATCCCCCCTGCCGAAATAGAAGATTGATTTTATTGTATTTGTTTGGTTTTTTAAGGAAATTTCAAATAGTGCCAGAGTAATTCGGATAAAAAGTTTGATTTACTGCGGCCGAAAAAATTCGCCAAAGGATATTTTCCCTTTCCCCGCTCCAGTGCGCCAACACTGGAGCGGGGATTTTTTATTGTGCCTTTTTCAGTTCTGCAATCTCCTGATTTATGCTCCGAATAGCGAGCTTCAAGACGGAAACTTCACTGCGTAACTCCTCTAATTCACTCTTCGGCGCTAATTTGTCCAGCATGATTTTTTGATTTTCCGCCAGCAGATTGAATTTCGGAGTGACTTCTGTATCCAGAAGGACCTTCATGCGCTGGGTGGTTTCGTCCAAAATCTCCTGCTTCTGCTGGGCCAGCAGACCCTTTGTTTCAGACATGATGTCCTGCCTCTGTTTCTCCATCAACTGTGCGATAGCTTGCAGATCTTTTTCTTCTAGCATAATAGTTCTCCTCTCTATTTACTGTGGTCAGACGTTAAGTTCTAATCTGGTTTATCTAGCAGCCGACCTGTTTTCCGGTCCCGCCTGACATCATGGGCACACCATTCTTTGGCACCGCATTTCTGGCAGGGCTGGGAATAATCATATTTGAATACATTAAACCGACTATCATACCCAATAGGCGGGCAGTCAGAGAGGCAGCGACTACATATTACAATTGTTTCAGGTGATTTATATTCCATGGTTGTAATCCTCAAAGACATGAGTATACTTTGAAACTAAGACCACATTTTTTGTCTCGAACTAAAAATCCTCTCCTCTAATCAATTTCATACACATTTTTAGGAGTTGCTTCGAGTCTGCTTCTTTTAAATTCTCGATCATTTTGTCTTGTTTTTTAATATCCTGTTCAAAGACGATCTGAGACGCATATTCTGGTGTCATAATGGACATCTCCCATTCTTTTAGAAATATAAATCCGTCGCCAAATTCCCGTAGGTATACCAACAGACGGCCTTTCGCATGAAGTCCTCAGTTACTCCAAAATACTCAGCTAGATCCCAAATTTCTGTATGACCTTCTGCCACAGCATCGTCTAGTTCATCGACTGCCAGCGCCCGTTCGACAGCCCATTTGTCTGCTTTGTATTCATGCTTCGCAACAAGATCGAACGGACTGTTTACTTCATGGGTGGCTCCCGTTGCATAGTGCCCACACTCATGAAGCACAGCGGATTTTTCCTCTGCCTTTGTTTTCAACCTTTTCTTGTCAAGAAATATGCCCCAAGTTTCATAAGGAGGCTTTAGCTTTAGAGTGGTCGCTTTAGAATCCTTTTTGCTGAACGGGAGCCTCCTATCAAATACAAAGACTCCCTCTAGGTCTAACCATTTATATAGGCTATTTAGATTCTCCATTTCTCTTCTTCCTTGCATCATTAAGCTGTTTTGCCATTGATAGAAGGATTTGCTTATCTGCCTCGGTCAAGTCTTTGCTTTCGTTTTGCATCGCAAAAGTAAAATCATCAAAAGTTATCTCGCGCTCATCCTCTTGGGTGGGCGCTTTTTTTGTTTCTTCTCCATATACCTCATCCAGAGTAATTCCCAGAATATCTGCGAATTTTTGGGCGTTTGGTTTGGAAAGGTCTTTGCTTCTCCCATTATTTAATTCCGACATCGTGGAACGGGGAACCCCGGCAGCCTTACAGAGAACAGTCATGTTCTTATAACCGTGTTCCCTTCCAAGTCCTTCTATATGCTTGTACAAATCTTCCATAATTCCTCCCGGCATTTGTGCAAAAAGGCAAAATTACAGATGACCGTACTTTTTACTTGACTTTTACAGCGAACAGTAATATTATAGTCACATGAAGTACGGACGGCTGTATTTATTATCTGTGGCAAGATAAGTATATTACAACTTTCCGTAATTGTCAACAACACGATATAGGGAGGTGAGCAATGGAATGGCACAACTTACGGCGTTCGGCAAGGACATCGGGAAGCGGCTGATTGACTTAGACAAACCGCAGACCTGGTTAATTGAGGAAGTTCGAAACAGGACTGGCTTGTATTTTGATGATTCTTATATGTACAAGATCAAGACCGGCCAGCTCTCCACCCCCAAGGTTGTTCAGGCTATCCGGGAAATTTTGGAAATCCAGGAGTGCGATCAGGATAGCACGGGAATTGTCCAATAAAACGGACTGAATGGGGAGGGGGGGATAGAGATGGAAGTCATTTTGAAAGGCGAGGCAAAAGAAATCGCTGACCTCGTACTTGCACTACAAGGCCAACGAAATCACGAATACGACCCAAACGAGGTTATGCGTCAAGCTGTTCGGCAAGCCATTGATGGTATTGCTGAAACAAAGCCAGCGACATAGTTGCCACTGTACTCGTTAAAAATCGGTATTGATTGGCAGTAAATAAAGTGCTCGACTCCTTTAATTCTTGTGTTGCTATTGCCGTTAAATCGTAGGTGAGCTTTTCAAAATCAATACTTTGTTTGAAATCAGCGAACGGTGGAATTTTCATAACTTCACCTCCCTTCTCCGCCAGTATATCACGACAGGGAACGGAGGTAAATATGAAGGAAGCGGCAATAAAACGATCAGAAAGGAGGAAACCATGAAGAAGCAAGAGACCCCACCTATTGGGGAAAAGGAGATCCTATCACGGGACAATGTACCTGTCTACTTAGCGGCTCAGTTCATCGGGTGGTCTACGCCTACATTGTACCGAGCACTCCAGGAGCAGAGGGCACCCTTTGGCTTTGGGGTGCAGAATCGGGAAACCGGAAGCTGGGCCTATAACATTTCTCCAGGGCTTCTGGTGAAGTACAAACGGGGTGACCTGCCTACTTACAAGCTTCGGGAGGTCGAGGAGCTGGCGGTGGATGGGATTGAGCGAATCGTAAACGAAAGACTATCCGGCTTACAGACTATTTTGAGTGCGGCTTTGTCAGCAACAAAATAATTGCCCCCACCCGTGGTAGCGCACGGATGAGGGCGGAAGAACTCAGACAAGTCCTTGCACCTTGTATTTTAACACGGGCAGGGACGGAATACAAGGAGGAAAAGTTATGAAGTATGAAGAATATCAGTCTATGCTGGACGGGCTTGGTTATCGGATGAGGGAAGTTGTGCTAAAAGATGTGGCCAACGATCCGGAGTTAAATATAGAGCAGAAAGTCACGTTGGCCAAATTGCAATACTAATCTGGAGCAAATCTAAAGGAAGTGCCATATGAAAGATAATGAAATAAAATCAGTCCGACCTCGTGGAACAGACAGCGCAAAGGTAATTCAAGTTATTGTTACAAAGTCTTTAGAGGGCATTGGAACAGAGGAAGATCCTTGCAAAATTCAAACACGATATTGGAGTTTAGACGGAATCTTGCTGGCAACCAGTTCCTGACTTACGTTCAGCCTCTTTTTCATCGGCTAGTTTAGATATTTCGTCGAGAAGCTGCTCTTCATCATTTCTGGCAATATACCATTTTTCGATCAAAAGCTCGATCAATTTGAGGAGTTTTTTTGCTTCACCAGGGTCAACATCAATGATTAGTTCTACATCTTTTTCCATATGTGCCCCAATGTTTCCAATTTTTCGGAGTCCATCTATCGCCTTCCACTGAGTAGGAGATACCTTTCCTTTGAGCGATGTAATCTCCGCGTTCAAGTTTTTCTCCTTAATATCCCAAAAATCATGGATCATGCCCTGTAAGCAACGACGTGCCAATGTAGCGGATGCCTTTGGACTTAAGTCTACTATGGATACGGCTTCTTCATAATCAGATCGAATTGCCTCTGGAACATATTCAGGAAGAAAGATTGCCATAGACGGGGGGTAGGAAAAACTGAATTTCATATTTTTGTTTTTCCAATACGGAGACATTTTAATGGAGGTTTTCCCGCAGTTTGGGCAAATGCTGAAATCAATTTGAACAGCATTGGTTATAGCATCTGCTTCACTCATTCCTTCTAGATCTGCACTACCATGTGAAGGATAGTAGGTTGTGTTGATATCTCCGTTGTCAAAACAAGTGTGATTGCAGTATGGGCAAAGATAACCCATAAAAACACCGCCTTTCGCCCACATTCTACCATATCACGGCGAAAGGAACAACAAAAAAACGCCCCGCCAGGTGTTAGGCCCACCTGACGAGGCTGGCAAACCTAACTGACCAGACCAATTAGGCTTGATGGATATATCATACTAGAACAAACGTTCTCTGTCAAGCCGGAAAGGAAAATTTTATGAAAAAAACACTTGACGAGAACGACAGCATTAAGGACCTTGGGACGCAGAGCCGGAATTCCCGGATGCACATGAACAATCTGGAACGGGATCATTACGGAGTTGATGTGCCGGAGCTGCTTAAAACAGTTCGGAATTTAGCTGAGGTCGTGGCGAGAATCCTGGATCGGGAGGACAGAAATGAAAACTCCAAATGAGACGGTCCGCCGCATCACCCAGCGGGCTATGGAGCGGCACCGGCTGTCGCAAAGGGGCCTTGCCCATGAAATCGGATGCGGCGATGGCTCTATCGCAAAGCTCCTGGACGAGCAGGAGGTACGCCTTACTCAAGAGCAGTGGTTCTATTTGATGACGTTGGGAGGAATCAAAATTGTTTGAGTTTTTTTCCGCAGTGTGCGTGGTGTGCATCGTGATCTGTACCGCCCTCGCTGTGGCGGAATTTATGGAAAAGAGGCGGAAAAAGTGAGAACACGAAATGAGCGCCGTCAGCGGCGGCAAGAGCGGTTTTGGACCGGCATGGTGATCCTCTTTGGATGCCTGGTGTTCTGGTTGGGTGCCGCCGTAGGGATACAGGTGGCGGGGCTATGAATATTCCAGAGCATCCAGACGTTGCGGCGATAGAACGGACTGGATATCCATTTTTGGCCCGGTGCGAGAACAAGGACACGCCGGAGTCACGGCGGGAATACATCGAGGAACATCTGAATGAGTTTTTACAATGGATGCAGAACGGATACCCGGATATTTGCGAGGAATTTCTGAGATATAGTGACCTGTACTGCGAGGGCTACTGGTCATGGCTGAATTAGGAGGCAATATGAACATCTACGAGAAGCTGGCGGCGATCACCAGCGAGCTGAACGCCGTAGCCAAGAATCTGATGGTAGGAGAGGGGCGAAGTTCCTATAAGGCAGTGGGGGAGGCGGATGTTCTGGCCGCCGTAAAACCTCTGGAGCAGAAGTACAAGGTGTACAGCTATCCTCTGTCCAGAAAAGTGATAGACAGCGATATCATTACCACTAAGAAGGTATACAACGGCCAAGAGAGCGAAATATCGAAGTTTTTTATGCGGGTAGAAACAGTATATCGGTTTGTCAACACGGAGGACCCGGCTGACTATGTAGATATCACCACCTACGGAGACGGGGTGGACAGCAATGATAAGGCCCCAGGGAAGGCCATGACCTATGGAGATAAATATGCCCTCCTCAAAGCATACAAGATCATTACCGGGGACGATCCGGACCAGAACAGGAGTGACGAGGGAAAGGTTACCAGAGGCGGGTACAACGTTGAACCTGGCAAGCCCGGAGAGCGTGTCCCTCCTGTAGGAGATACGCCTATCAAATGTCAGCGGTGCGGTATGCTGATCCCTGATTTCTGGGATGGACAGGAGCTGATCAAGGCAGCGGCGATTGCGGAACGGGCCAAAGCCAGGTATGGGGAGACTCTTTGTGTCAAGTGCGGGAAGAAGGCAGCGAAATGAATCTGACCTTCACACAGTCGAAAATCTCAATGGAGGACGGCCTGTGGCTGTGCCTGAAGGTGAACGAAACAGCCCCCGCTCGGGAGTTTGTCCTAAAGAAGCAGAACAAATTATATGACTGCGAGATCAAGCAGCATCGGGAAAAGCGGAGCCTGGACGCCAATGCCTATTACTGGCTATTATGCGGAGAACTGGCTCGGGCCATCCAGGAGAAGCCAGAGAAGATTTACCGGAGGCACATCCAAGAAATTGGCAACTATGAGGTGTGCTGCATGGAGAGCAAGGCCGTGGAGCAATTTACCAAGCTATGGACCAGCGGGCACCTGGGGCGGTTTATAGAAACCAGGGAATCAAAGCTGCCCGGATGTACCACAGTGCTGGCCTACTATGGCTCCAGCGACTTTGACCGGGGAGAGATGTCGACACTGATTGACAACTGTATCCAGGACTGCAAGGCGCTTGGCATTGAGACGCTGCCCCCGGACAAGCTGGCGGCTATGAAGGAGGAGTGGGGCCGTGCATAGGCAGACAATAGCGACATCGATTCAGACCAAAGTAAAGGCGGCTGTGGCGCTCCGAGATAGCGCCCATGGTCCCGCCACCTGTATCATCTGCGGAGATCCAGGCGGTCCTCACTGTCATATAGTACGGAGATCTCAGGGCGGCATGGGGATAGAACAAAACATCGTTACTCTATGCGGCCCCTGCCACTACGCATTGGACGAAGGGCTGTTCCTGAACCGGCTGAAACCACTGGGCCTACACAGTCAACAAGATGTCCGGGCGTATGTCATCCGTTACATAAAGGGATTTTACCCAGACTGGACCGAGGAGAAAGTGAGGTATCACAAATGGGACAGTGTGAGCGAGTCCTCCAGTACATAAAGGATTTTGGTTCTATCAACCTGGCACAGGCATTTTTGGACCTGGGCTGCTACCGACTTGGAGCGAGGATATGGGACCTCAGGCATAAGCATGGGTATTCAATCAGGAAAACAACTGTCAGCGCAAAGAACCGATACGGCGAGGCAGTGAGCTACGCCGAATACAGATTGGAGGATAACAATGCTCAATAAAGTATTCATCATGGGACGTCTGACCCGCGATCCAGAACTCAGGCGTACCCAGACAGGCACACCCGTGGCCTCCTTTTCCCTGGCCGTAGACCGGGATTTCAAGGACAAGGCCACCGGCGAGCGGACCACTGACTTTATCGATGTGGTGTCCTGGCGGAACACGGCGGAGTTTGTCAGCCGCTATTTTACTAAGGGACGTATGGCTGTTGTGGAGGGCCGGCTCCAGATGCGTGACTGGACGGACAAGGACGGCAACAAGCGCACCAGCGCGGAGGTGGTAGCCGACCATATCTACTTCGGGGACTCTCAGCGGAGCGGGGACACCTCCAACACCAGCGGGGACTACGGAGCGCCGGAGCCCCAGCAGGACGGCTTTTCTGAACTGGCCGACGATGACGGCAAACTCCCGTTTTAAGGGGATGAGATAAGATGGCAAAGAACAAAGACCCCGCCGTTTTGTTCTATACATCCGATTTCCTGGGCGGGGCGGCTCTGATGAATATGAAGGAGCGTGGCCAGTACATCACCCTACTGTGCCTCCAGAGGGAGCGGGGGCACATGACGGAGGGGGAGGTAGCCCGTGCGGTCGGGAGGCTGTCTGAGGAGGTCCGGGGGAAGTTTGAGACGGACGAGGACGGCAAGCTGTTCAACCGCCGAATGGAGGAGGAGATCAAAAAAAGGGAGGCTCACTCTCAACGGCAAAGAGAGAATGTGGCAAAGCGGTGGAATAAACAAAAGGATGACGATGGTATGTCCAGTGGTAATACCATGGTATTACCTTTAGGAAATGGAACATCATCATCGTATATAGATAACTTATCGTTAGAACAGGAAACATCCTCCGCACGCACGCGCGAAGCCATCGCCACCGTCATGTCTGCGTACCTGGATAAAATCAACGCCAATCCGTCACAACAGAGCCTTGATGAGCTAAAGGGATATGTGGAGCAGATGGGGCCGGAGTGCTGTCAAAGGGCGTTTGATATTGCCCTGGATGAGAAAAAAACGTCCTGGTCATATATCCGGGCGATCCTGCGAAATAAGCTGGCTCAAGGAGTTCGATGTTTATCCGACTGGGACGCGGTGGAAGACAAGCGGAAGGGGGAGGGAGAGGATGATTACTGGGCCAAATGACGCCCTGTTGTTCCGTCCTGAGTTCATAGACCCATCCCAGCCCACGGGGCTTTGGTGGGTACGGAACGCGGAGGACGTGGACGCAGTGAGGATCAACGCGGTGTGCAAATCGCTGACAGCACCCTGGTCTGAGGTCAACGGATGGACGGAGTGGCTGGCTCAGTTCCCGTATATCCTGCTGGCGATCCCACCTGGTGCCGCACAGGATGAGGCGGCGGAGCAGTTGACCGCGCGAGTGCCCATCCCGGTGATGGTACCAGCGCCACGTGACTTCCTGGGGTGCGAGACGGTGTGGTCATTGCGGGAGGAGGGCGGCCTGAAAGCCATTGACCGGCTGCTGCTCAACGCGGAGGAGCTGCCCACTCAAGGATTGCTCAACCTGGCGGATGTGGACACAACACAGCGGAAAAACGCCAAGCGGGTGGTGTCCGGTATCCCTGACCTGGACCGGGCCATTGGAGGTTTTGTAGGCGGAGAGCTGTCCGTCTGGACCGGAAAGCGTGGGGAGGGCAAGAGCACCATTCTGGGACAGATATTGTTAGACGCGGTGAACCAAAGCCATTGCGTCTGCGCCTACTCTGGGGAGCTTCCAAAGGAGCAGTTTAAACTTGGGCTGCTCCAGCAGGCGGCGGGTTATCTCCACACCCGGCGGCGGGAGGACCAACGGACGGGCCGAGTTATGTACGATGTTGAGGATCGGGTTATACCGGCAATCAACGAGTGGTGGGACAAGATGCTGTTTTTAACGGACATTCAGCAGAAGAATGCTCATGACGAGGACAACATTCTCAAACTTTTCGAGTATGCCAACCGGAGGTATGGGTGTGACACGTTTCTGGTAGATAACATCATGACGGCTGAACTAAAGAACGAGCAGCAAATTGGATTTTGGAGAGCGCAGTCCTCATTTGCCGGGAGGCTGGTGGCGTTTTCAAAGCGGCTGGATGTCCATGTGCATCTGGTGGCGCATCCCAGGAAAACGGACGGCCCGATTGAAGCGGACGATGTAGGTGGGAGCGCGGATATTACAAACCGGGCTGACAACGTGTTCAAGGTCGAGCGGGTACCGGAGGAGAAGGTGCGGGAGGTCGGATATTCTACACTCCTGACCGTGCTGAAGAATAGAGAGTTTGGAGCGAGGGATCGGGTGCGGCTTGATTACAACGAAGCGTCTAAGCGGTTCTATCAGGCTGATGGAAGCCCGTCAAAATGTTACACATGGGAGTTGAAGATGAAGAATGGATAGGGCGCGAATAATGGAGCTGATAGAGGGAGAGATCAGACGGAGAGAGGCGCTGATTCAAGCCGGGACATTCTTCGCGGAAGACCATCGGGAATTTGCGCAGGCGCTTCGAATTGTGTTGGAGGCATACACGGCCCCGCCAGCAGTGGAAAATATCGTTATAGCCCAAGAGCCACTGCGTGAAAAGTGGTGGAGGAAAACATGCGGCTGATTATCCCGTTTTCTCTGCCTGGTCTCAACGAGTACATAGAAGCGGAACGGGGCCACCGGCAGAAGGGGGCAAAACTGAAACGGGATTGCCAGACATCGGTAATCATAGCTCTTAGACGTCAGATCAGAATGCCTTTACGGGAGCCTGTGTTCATGCGATACCTCTGGGTGGAAAAGAACCGGAGACGGGATAAGGACAACATCTCCAGCTTTGGCCGGAAGGTTATCCAGGACGCCTTAGTGAAGATGGGTGTTCTGAGGAATGACGGCTGGGAGAATATCGAAGGATTTTCTGACAGCTTCGCTGTGGACAAGGGAAAGCCAAGGATAGAGATCGAGATCGAGGAACCAGGAGAAAAACCATAGGAGGAGATATCGTGAAGGATGAGAAGGCCGCCCTGCTGGGCGACAAAGAGGCGGCGAAGCTAACCCATCTATCCCTGTTTTCCGGCATTGGAGGCTTGGATCTTGCGGCGGAAACGGCTGGTTTTAAAACCGTAGGACAATGCGAGTGGGCAGACTATCCGACAAAGGTGCTGGAAAAACACTGGCCAGATGTGCCACGCTGGAGGGACATCAGGACGCTGACAAAGGAGAGCTTTTATGAAAAAACAGGACTGCGAACAGCTGACATTGTTTCAGGAGGATTTCCGTGCCAGCCCTTCTCCGTTGCCGGGAAGCGAAGAGGCAGTGAAGATGACCGTTACCTCTGGCCTGAAATGCTTAGAGTTATATCGGAACTCCGGCCCGCTTGGGTCGTTGGCGAGAATGTTGCTGGGATCGTCAATATGGCACTCGACCAGGTGTACGCTGACCTGGAAAACGAAGGTTACTCCGTCCAAGCGTTTATTATTCCGGCTTGTTCCGTCGACGCCCCGCACAGGAGGGACAGATGCGCGATTATCGGGTGTAGAGCGCTGGAAAGAAAACATAACGGGAGAGGACGGAGAACCTATTCTTTGGAAAACTCCGATTGCGTCAGATTCGGCGAACCGGAAGTTTTATCACAACAGCAGGGGCGAGCCAAATTTGAGCGGGATGGTGAAGATGTGGCCCACGCCGAAAGCGCAGAACAGCAGAGGGAATGGAGAGAGGCACAGAGACGGAGGGCCAAGCCTGGACGTGGTGGCTGGTGGCCAATTGAACCCGACATTTGTAGAGTGGCTTATGGGGTTCCCTCTCGGGTGGACAGACTTAAATGCCTTGGAAACGCAGTAGTTCCCCAGCAGTTTTATCCGGTGTTTCAGGCCATAGCGGACATAGAGAAGGGGATTATACATGGATGACATTAAATTAGCGATGCTCGGCTCAAAAGAGGCGGCTCGACGGCTGACGGAAGCGGGGGCGCTGCTGCCGTGTCCAGGGTGCAGAGGAGAGGACGCGAAGCACAGGGCCGTGATGGCATGTGTAATGATTGAATGCCCATGTGGGTTTATGGCGGCGGGGTACGACTTGGAAGAAGCACGGCAGATATGGAACACCCGTGCGCCGATTTTGAGCGCGGAGGAGATGGAGAGGCTGGAGGGGAATGATAAATAACAAAAAAGCGCTTGATGCCGCGCAGACCATTGTTGGCTACTGCAAAGGACAAACATCCTGCCAGAACTGTATTTTTCGGATGCATGGAGCGGATCATTGGAAATGCCATATAGATGCGTTTGTTTTGCGGGATGTAATAGCAAACATTGCAGCAAAGAGGAAAAATAATGGATATTTGTGAAGGGAGGCCCAGCCATGACGGACGAGGCCGTGGAGATAGTGATGAAGAGATTTGAGGCGCTGCATGAGATTACTGAGTGACATAGCGTGGATTATTCTTCTGACCATTACGCCGTGGTGGCTATTCGAGAGGTTACTATTGTCCGACTGTGAGCGGGCTGTGTGCAAGAGATTGGAGGCGCTGAACGATGGATAAAATTGTGATCTTCGCCCTGTTTGGAGCAATATTTCTTCTAGTTTTGTGTGCCTATTGTTATTTAGCCGGGTACAAAAAGGGAACGCAAGACATAGCCAAATTCCATAATAGCGTTTGGAAAACGGCAGAACGGGAGGCACTGAAAGATGGCAAAGTCGATTGAAAACTTGGAAAACGCATTTGACGAAATGTTTGATTTTATAACAGATTTACCTTCTGGATTGGACGGATTCGAAAGTGATTTTGATTCAGCGTTCGAAGAATTGAGGGAGTTGAAAGCCACCCTCACCCCGCCGAACGAGCCGCTGACGTGCGAGGAACTGCGAGAGATGGACGGTGAGGCAATATATTGGCCCAAAAATAAAATGTGGCTGATTGTGTATTTGAATCACCCTGATTTTGGCGATTGTGCAGTAAATCGGGAGGGACAATATTTGCAACTTGAAAAATGTGAAAAGCAAAAGGTCTACCGCCGCCAGCCGGAGGGAGAGGAGGACACATGAACTGCCAGAACTGCAAAAAATACGATGACTGCCGGACAGGCTCTGGGTTGACATGGCCGTGCGGAGCGTATAGGCCGAAAGATGTTTCCAGAGCCGACCGTATACGGGCAATGAGCGATGAGGAACTTGCGCAATTTATTTTCGAACTCTATGAGCAACCATTAGAGGATGGATATTTGCAATGGCTCCAGCAGCCAGCAAAGGAGGACGCCTGATGGACATTGAGAAGCTGATTGAGCGGTTGAAAATTGAAGCTGGAACTTTTGAACCAAATAGTTTTGCTCAAAATATGTTGATGGACGCTGCCACCGCCCTCTCCACGCTCTGGGCCGAAAACAAGAGACTGAAATCTCTGCTGGGTGAAAGCGGGCAAGACCTATGGAGCAAGGAGAACCAGCGGGCGGACCGCTTAGAGGCCGAAAACAAGAAGCTACGGGCGGAGTTGGAGCAGGTGAAGCAGGAGAGGGATGTTGCAATAGAACAACTGCACGGCCATTGTCCAGCTTGCGCTCACTACACGCCAAATCATAATGAGGGGCTATGCCGATTTTGTTGTTTTGAGATCGCACAGGACACAAATGTAGAGATTAATGACAACTGGAAATGGCGTGGCCCAAAGGAGGAGTGAGCATATGCCGTTATGGTTTTTGAAATATTTGAAGGGGAGGGCTGACCATGAAGCGGCTGACAACATATAGAGCAGATGGAAGGGCGGCTATTGCCAACAACGAAAATGCAACGCCGAAACAGAAGGTGCTCAAGATACCGAAAGTGATTGACCGCCTCGCCTCCATCGAGGACATCCTGGGCGACGAGTACGATCTTGACCGCCTCCGCGAGCTGGCCCAGGCGGACAGGATGATCGGGAAAGAAGTTTTGGCGCAAGCAAAATACTTAAACATTTTCCAGACAAAGCCAAGCCTCATTCAAAGAACGACAATTCAGTATGTTTCTCTGTTAAAAGGTGGAAACATCCTGTGCCACACTCAAACCTGTGCTTTCCCATTGAATGAAATTGGCAAAACCGTTTTCTTGACCCGTGAGGAAGCCAAGGCCGCACTGGAGGGGATGAAGAATGGCTGAGTACATCGAGAGGGCGGCAATTTTAAAAAGCCTTGGGTATGATGAAAAAAGGCGAGCTGATGTTCTTCCTGGGTCAACGTTTGATATTGTGCTGAAAGAGGCCGCCGCCGAGGTTGCGGAGGTGAGGCACGGGCGGTGGTTTTTCAAGTATCCGAATGGCTGGGCCTGTTCCAGATGTGGTGAATGGGGCTTGATGATTGACAACCAGGGTATTTGCAAATCAAGCTACTGTCCCAACTGCGGCGCTTTGATGAAGGAGGAAGAGCATGAGGCTGGGTGATGTAGACAAACTGCTTTACCGTAAGAGAAAGGTTATGTTTTTTGGATTGGGCCAAGATGATGAGTGCTGGGGGTTCGCTGTGCCTGTGGAAGAAATTGATAAGGCTCCCACTATTGATGCCGTTCCTGTGGTCAGGTGCGCCCGATGCAGGCACGGAGAAGCATTCAAAACCTTCCCCGGCGGGATATTCTGCCCATACATCAAGGATACGGTCCCGCCAGATGGATATTGCTACATGGGGGAGGAAAACCCCCATGACTAAGTGCTGCGCCACCTGCGCCTGGTACGAGGACTTCCAGGGCGTGTGCTTCAACGGGGATTCGCCGTACTGCGCCGACTTCACGGAGCCGGATCAGCGGTGCAGGGAGTGGGAAAGGAAGGAGGCCGCCCATGAGCAGTGAACTATGGCTTGGCTATATAGCCGGTGCGCTGACCTTCGGCTGGCTGCTTCCATGGATTGGGAGGAAAATCAAATGAAGTTTCGGAACCCTGAGACGGGGGAAGTTTTGTTCATCAGTGAAGCAGTAACAGCATATTGCGGTAGACCAAACAGAGGCCGTTGTGAAGATTGCTATCTCTATGCACCATCAGGAAACCAGAACTGCCAGGGGTGGGCCGCAAATCATCCCCACGAAGCCGCCCGCCTGATGGGGTTCGAGGTGGTGGAGGATGAAGAATTTCGTGAGGTCACGAAAATGATGAAGGAGGCCAACATGGACAATCCGTGCATTGGGTGTGATGTAGGATGGGGAAGCATATCATCCGCCGGGAGCATGTCTTGTAGAGACGAATGTGAACGATTAAAAGCGTGGGAGGCGAAAAAGAAAGTGGACAAGCCGAGAATTTGCGAAGCGCTGGGGGTGGAAGTTGGTGAGGAATTTGATTATGAATGCGGGAAAAATCAAGATAATGGAGGCCCGTGGAAAATAACTAAAGACGGGAAAAGAATGTATAGAGATAGTACGGGAAGTTGGAATTGGTGCTTTAACGAAGATATGTTGCTGGAACTTATCAACCACCCCGACCGTATTATCCGCAAGCCCTGCTGGACGGAGCAGGAGGTGGAACTTTTTAGGGCAATTCAAGTGCTTTACCCTAAAGCGGAGTATGTAGAAAGGATTAAGGATAGCGGAGTAATCGGATTGAGTAACAATACATGTGGATGGATAATGGACATTGATAAAGACTTGTTCCAGGCCCTCCGCCCCGGCGAATCCGTCAAGCTGGACGAGATCATCGGAGGCGCCCAATGAGAGAAATTCTTTTCAAAGCCAAGCGGCTGAGTGATGGTGCATGGGTGGAAGGTTATCTATACCGCCTCCATGATAGCTTAAATCCCTTTATTATGTTCAGAAACCGGCATGGTGAAGCTTACGAGGTTGACCCCTCCACGGTCTGCCAGTACACCGGACTGACCGACAGGAACGGGAAGAAGATTTTTGAGGGGGATATCATCCGTTGGACTAACTGGAAGGACGAGCAAAAAGAAGCCCCTGTATGCTATGACCCAGAGTGGAATAGATTTTGCGTTTGGCTGAATGGCGCTGAAAGTATGGGCGTAAATAAGCATCTTTCAACTGGCGGAATTGAGATCATCGGCAACGTCCACGACGGGGAGGGCGGACAGCATGATAGAATGGATTAGCGTCAAGGAGAGGCTGCCGGAGGAACTTCCCGAAAATAAAGGAAGAAAGACAATCTCTTGTTTAGTAGCATTAAAGTCCTGTTATCCCAAAGGAAAGGCTACGATTCAGAAAAGGCAGAGACAGTGGATTCCATATTATGACGGTTCTTTTGTTGGATGGGAGTGGAGCAGGATTGGAGCACAAAGAGTCACCCACTGGATGCCCCTCCCAGACCCGCCGAAGGAGGGATAGCCTTTGACCAGCCAAGGAATAGAAACCTTCCTCTCCTATCTACGAGAGACCGAGCAAAGATACCATATGGCTGAAGCGGACGAGCAGGAAGCAAATAATGAGACTCAGGATATCCTACATAGCTTGGAGCTTCAGGATCATGACTATCACGATTTTGCTCGTCTATCAAAGGAGCTGAGAGGAGTACGCCAGAAACGACGGGCCGCAAAGGACACTATGAGTGAGGCGGCCCCGGTGCTTGATTGGATAGACCAAAACCGCACAACAATCAAAAACCTTGAACGACTCCTGGGTGATGTGCGGAAAACTGAGAAGAGCACTGAGAACCGGATTTACACGCCGAGGGTGAGGAGGGATAGCAATGCCTAAACCAAGCGCAACACTCGCCCGTATCAAGGCAGAAGCGGAGACCAAGTACAACGCCCTTTTCCATTTGAAAATGGACATGCTGATGCAGATGGGGCAGGATGCTGCTATGATCGCCGCTCACGAAGTCCTCCAGCTTGGCCCCGGCAGGTCTGAGGCTTTCCGCACCGCATACATAGAGGCTATGAACGGTATGGCACGGATGGTCTGTGAGGATCAGCAGGACGATAGCGAGTTCGTCTATGCCAAAGCAAAGATTGACGAGCAGATCAGGGCCATTGTTGGAGATGACCTGTTTAAACCCTGGGAGGAGAGATATGGTCGAAATCTGTAACAAGGAGAAAACTTGCGTCTACTGGCGAGGTATCAATAATTCCAAGGATGCGCCCTTTTGCAACCATCTATTAGATACCGGATGCCGTAGAGTGGGAGACGTGGACCACTGTGAATCCAAGGAAATAGGAAAGCGGAGAAAAAGAGTATCCTTTGACTGCCCTCTGGAACAGCAGGGATTATAGGATGGTGATAGGATGGACGAACTTTCAGAGCGGCTAAGAAGGTTGAGGGAAAGAAATCGGCTAAGCAGGTATAGACTTTCTGAATTGTGTGGAATATCATCCGACCAAATCAGAAGATATGAGCTTGGTAAGAGAAAGCCTGGGGCGGATGCGCTTGTGGCAATGGCGGACTACTTTGAGGTGTCTACGGATTATCTGTTGGGGAGAACGGATTACCCATGTGTGGTTAAACCTTTATCGTCTCACAGAAAAATTTGAAAATTCCTCCTTTTGGAGGAATCACAGGATAAATCTATGCGACAATGGGAGTGTGGGAGCGTATGCCCCTGCGCTCCCATTCGCTTCTTCTATTTCCTCCTCAACCCAGGCGCTTGCCGGGGTACATACGCCGCACGAGCGCGTCAGCCCACACATCCGGGCCGGAGGGTCGCGCCCTCCATGCGGCAACATCGCCCTTTACGGGCATTATACAATGCGCTCCAAAGGCCACGGAGCTGACTGTGGAAAGACACTATACCGGAGGCTTACAGTGCCTAATTATGCACCGGAGAAGGGTAAAGGGCACCCGCCTGTCATGGAGGCGGAAGCGGCGGCAGCTATGACCTGCCCCGGCGCTATCCCGCTGAAAACTGCCATGTGTGCCTGTATACGGGTATGCCAATATGGTGTGACAATCTAAGCGGAACGGCGCACATAAAAACTTGGAGGGCATGATGGGCAAAGCAAAAAGGAAACCAAGACCCTCTATGCCAGACTGGTATTGGTTGGGGCAGGATGGGTGCTGGTTTTGCAAAAACAAGAACAACTGCAATCAGTGCAAGGCAAACAGAAACGCATCCAAAGAGTTTCCAAAGTTGAAAAGAAAGAGAGATAAAATCTCCGAAAGCAGATTTTATGATGGGCTGGTGTAAAGTTTGTGGATGTGTTTATGATCATTGCAGAATTTATCTGCCTTGTTCTTATGATTGCAAATGCTTATTTAGCCTTCAAAGCGAAGGAAAAAGATGACCTGATTGGAATGGTCTGGAACTTGTCTTTTATGATTTTTATGAGTACCTGTATCAGATAGTCAAAAATATGCCGAGTGCTGTAGCAGAAGGCCGGACCGCAGCCATGGGAACGGCGGCGAGGTCGTGGCGGCTCATTACCGCCTCTCGGCTCCAGAGAAGTCCGGTGTATGCCGGACAAAGCATCATCCATGTGGTGGTGCTTTATATGCCGCTCCTCGCCGCATGAGGCGGGCGGTGGCACCAGGACGCAAGTCCTTACAGAGCAGGCCCCCGGAAAGCCTGACCAAACCCGGAGCATACCCCGGAAGGGGTATATATGCCGTGCCTCGTTGCGGGAGACGGGGGCGGAAAGCTTAAATTGAGGGGTAACGCATGGCGGGATATGCCCCCGCCACCTCTCCTAACATATACGAAAGGAGACCTCTCACATGAACAAAATGAAGCTCTTTGAAAGCCCAGAGTTTGGAGTCATCCGCACTGTTGAAGTAAAGGGCGAACCGTGGCTGGTAGGCAAGGATGTTGCCCAGGCCCTGGGGTACAGCAACCCACGTGATGCGCTCGATCGGCACGTGGATGACGAGGATAAAGCTAACGTCGGGATTCACGACGGCAGCCAGTCCAAAAA